TACCTTTAGATATTGGTCGGACTGACCTTAAAATATTTGTTATCAGGATCGTTAAGATACTTGGCAAGCAATTTCGAGTCTTTTAGGATGGCTCCGCCAGTTTCGTTTATCCACTGCTCCCAGACTGTCGCCGGAATTTTGGCGGCGTGATGCCACTCACCTCTTTTACCCATAGTTAGTTTATCGCCGTAATCATTAAACTTACGTTTATTTGCATCGACTACGGGCTGGGCATCTTCAACAGTGTTGAATGTAATTTTATCGTCTACATCGTCGAAGTGCATATCAGTACGGCGATGAGCATCTTGTTCAAAAATAAACTTGTCAGACATAGCCTATATTCCCCACTTTAGGTGCTCCATCGGCAGGATCATTATCAATGTATGCTTTCTTTAACCATCCCATAGCATCAGTTGGTTCATCCGACTTCTCCTTTTTGGGCGAAGCCTTTTTACCCTTCACCATTTTCTTGGCGATGGATTCAAGTTCTTTGTCTATAATTTTCATTTGTACCCTTTTGATAAGATGGGGGCGAGTTTCCCCGCCCCCGGTACTTGTTACGCTGCGCAATCAGCAAGAATACCGCTTGATTTCTCGTTCTTAGAAACCAGTCCATATTCAGCTAACAACATTTGCTTGTGAGCATCCCCAGTCTTCGCCAACTCTACAGTCTGGAAAGGACGGAGCCAAGCAATAGCCCAAAAGTCCATATCAAGAAAGAAG